CGACCGATAAACCGCGTTCAATACTTCCCAGGCTTCGGCGATGGCTGCGGCGAAAGTCGCGTTGTTCTGGCCTATGACGCCTTCGCCGCCAAGGTTGATATCGGCCCCCCAATCGGCCCGTTGCTGAGTTTCGATGTCGTCTAAGACATCGCCAATCAGTTTCGGATTGAAACCGGTGTCAGTTACGCCATACGAGCTCATAAGATGAATACCTCTGAAAAGTCGCGGGCGACAGTCTCGCCAGCCAGTTTCGCCGAAAACTCCAGCCGCATTTCCCTGGTCGGCGCATCGAATGACAGGTCGATGCGCTCGAGCTTATCAACGCCAGGCGTCGACAGAATCGAGCGGCGGTAGGTCGTTCGGATTGCCGCCAGGTTGGGATTCTTGACCCATATCTGCGACCGGTACGGGATGCCGACGCGTTGGTCTAGGAACCATTCGCCGCGGACAAAGCGCAAGCGGATCTTCAAATGCTGCGCGACCGCGTCGGCGCCAGTGACGAAAACCAGGTCGCCCGCGCTTAGGTCGATATCGCCAGTCGCGGCGTCCAGCTGCCAATCACTCATGTTGCTTTCACCTTGGTTGCCGCTGGTTTCGTAATTGACGGCTGAACGACAGCGCCCAGGGCGACCGCCAACGCCGCTTGAAATGCCGATGGCGACCCGTTGCCCGGTTCGCTAATAACCGGTGTACCGGTCATAAGCGGCCAGATTGCGTCGGTCATGGCGGTGATCTTTTTCAATTCGGTTTCTACCTTGTCAGCCAGTGCGACGAATTCGCTGGCGCCCTTCTGATACAGTTCGACCAGGTCAGGCCCGATATGTATGACCGCGCCGCCATGCTTGCCAATGACCATGTCGTCGGCATCAGGCGCTGGACTCAGCGCTTCGGCGTCGTTATACCACCCCATGATGGCGACCGGGTCCGATAGATTGTGCATTTCGAACGTGCCTGGGTCGGCTTGGTTGATTAGGGTCGAGTCATCGCCTCGGCGGCCTTGGCCTGTCTGATAGACATCAATCGAGCGCTCGGCGAAAACAAGCATGCATCGGTCGCCAGCGCTGACTGGCATCGTGATTTTGAAGCCGCCAGCGCGAGGAAAAACGACCGGGACGCCAGGGATGATTGGCAAGTCTTCCTTTAGTTCGCCATCGACAGTCGCCTGGAGTCGCTTGATTAACGGCTCGACATCGGCCTTTTGCAGGTCGGCGTCGTATGCATCGATGCGGCCCGGTAAGCACACATGCACTTCGGCCAGCCTATCCTCGATTGCCTGCCGAATGATGTCTGCCATGTCTGGACTGCGGACTGTCATCGCGGTTTCAACTCCAAATCGGCATACCAGTCCTTTCCCCTGGTATCGCCCTGGAACGTGACTTTTTCGACCCGATAGTTGCCGCTGAGCCGCCGCGCTTCGAGTACAACGACGCGACCGGGTGTCAATTGCGGTATGAGCAACGACCTGACCTCGACAATGCCTTTTTCGCCCGATTCTGGCGAGCCAATCATGCCGGTATCGGAATTAAGCACAATGGCGTCGCCTGGCTCGATGGCGTCGGTCGGACCCAGCAATTGCAATTGACCATTCTGGACCGACCAGTCGTATCCGAATGTACGGGCCAGGCGGTCCAATTCGCGCTGGCTAGGCCCGGATAGAACGATACCGTTTTCGAATTGCTCGAGCGCGCCGCGGATATTGCCCTGGCGCATTTTCTCGACAGCGTTGCCCAGGCCCAAGCCCAGGGTACCAGCGACGCGCTCAAATGCTTGGGTCGCGCTGACTTTTTTGAAGCTCAAATTGATGCGCGCCGCCCGCAATTGCTGGCCGCCATCGGTCGATTGAAACGATGTGACCCAGTCGACGCCTTCGCGGGCGCTTTTGCCGGCTTCTAGTTTACCGCCGAATATCTGGCTCGAGCGCCCAGAATATCCGGCTTCGAGCGTTGTCGCGATGCCTTTGACAGCGACTTTGGCGCGCGTTGTCTCGGCCAGGTTGTAAACCGATATGGCGGCGGTATTGACCGCCTTGGCCAGGCTGGCCTCGACTTTAAAGGTTACGCGCAGCAATTCATTGCGAGCGCCGTCAACCGTTTCGCTGGCAACGCGCGTTCCCCCTAGGTTCAGGGCAAACGACCTATTCCACAATTCGCCCATTAGCCAAACGCTCCGCCTTCATCGTAAACGAACACGGCCGAGACCCCTAGCGTGTCGCTATCTGGGTCGTCGTCGTTTTCCGCGTTGGCGCAAACCAACTCGCCATCGGGTCGGCCTTGCTGTATCCAAGTCTGGGTCAGCGGCCAGTTGGCGACCATTTTTATACCTTCGCGCAACGGAACGCCATCGATGTCGGCAAGGCTGAAAAACCAATGCCCTGAGCGGTCGTTATACCACATGGACACGGTAAAAACGACTTCATCCAGCTCGATTGTGAAGTCATAGACTTCGATGTCGGTCCGGGTCGGGATTTCGCGAATTGCCATTATTGGCCCCCCCGTTCTCGGTCCGACGCGTTCGCGAAGGCTTCGAGCGCCGATTCTGCCTTTTGCTCGACTTCGGGCGCTGGGTCCTTATCGTTGTTGCGGCCATCATCCTGGGGTCCGCGATGCGTCTTTTTCGCTGGCTGCGGTGCGGCGATGCTTTCGACGCTGGCCCGACGGAATTCGCGCAGGCCTAGGCCGATGTCGAGGATATGGCGCTTTGGCGCATCGCGAGTTACCGAGATAGACTCAATCATCATGTCAATATAATCGCGCACTTCCGTCGCGACCGTTAGCAACGCGGCGGTGTCTTTCAACCGATTGAATTCGTCGAAAGCGTCTTGCGCTCGGTTGTTCGGGTCGCCGCCCGGTATCGATGGCTGGACCGTTTCGTCGAAATTGAGCAATATGGGCGTATTGCTGACAATGCCCTGGATTTCGAGCTGGTCTGGCTCGCGCTGCGCATGGTCGGCAACGTTCGCACCCTCTTCTACCGGGTGTTCGGTTATGGTCATCTTGCCGGTATGCTTTTCCGATACGGTCGCATCGAAGGCGATTTGGCTGTCGTCGGACGAAATGACGACTTGATAGGGCAGATCGAGCAAACTGGTCATGGCGTGACGCCCCCCAATAGCAATTGCTGCGCGGTGCGGCGATTACCATCGGCAGCGGCGCGACCGACCGCGGGCGCGACCGCCGCGGCAATGCCTGGACCGTCGCCGCCTGGCGCGCTGACGTTGACCTCGATGTTTTGGTTGGCGTTGACATCGCCGCCAGCTCGGCCAGCCGCGGGCGGCGGCAGGATGATTTCCGGGCCGCCTATCATCGGCGGCGGTGCGGCGGCGGCGGCGATGACCTGGCCGCCTGGCCCAGCCGTTTCGGCATCGATGGCGCCGATGGCCTCGCCAATATCGGTCGCGACTTCGCCAACGAATTTGGTTACGCCGCCGAACGCGTTACCCCAGAATTCGGCTGCGGTGCGGATTTCGTCAATGATTGGCTCGAGCTTGTCAGCAAACCAGCCGACGATATTGTCGATGGCGCCCTTGATAGTTGCGGCGATGCCTTCGAAGACAGACGCGACATCAGACGCCAGGCCTTCGAAAAGGCCGCGCCAAAAGTCAATTCGCGCTTGCACAAAGGCCGTAACCGCGGCCCATGCGTCGCCTAGAATCGACATGACATCCTGGCCAATGCCTTCGAGAGTTACGACCAGGTCGGTCCAATAGCGGTCGAATTCGAGCAACCAGCCGTCAACCGCCAGAGCAAGGCCGTTCCAAATCGACTGATACCAGGCGGCAAAAACTCGATACGAATCGGCGATAAAGACATCTATCCCTGAGGCAATTATACCGAATATCTCACCCGGCAGACCGACCCATTCATACCACCAATCGAACAAAGGCTGGAAGGTATTCAAGATTTCGTCAATAGTGCCTGAGGCCGCGCCCCGTAGGCCGCCAAAATACTCAATCCAAAAATCGAGTGCATTGGTCAGCATGCGGCCGATGGCGACAGCATACGAATCGCTTTCGTCTGCAACGGCTTTGAATTCGCCAAAGAATCCAGCCAGTACACCCTCGCCAGTAGTGAACGCCTTCCAGAGGTCATCAAGTATCAGTATAACGCCAGCGATTACCGCGCCAATCAGGATAAATTTCGCCAGCAAAAGCGTCTGGGTTATCAATACTTTCTTCGAGACACCTAGTACCATCGACAGCGCGACGGCCAGGCCGATCATGGCGATTTTGGCCCAGCCGCTTGCCTCGTAAAACCCGACCAGAATGAGCTTGGCCCAATTGAGCGCGTTTCCGACCGCGTTGACCGCGGCCATCAATGGTACCTTGTTTTCGTATACGAATTCGCCAACGGCCTTGGTTGCGCTCGCGAGCGCCTCGACAACCGCGGTCATTGCCGGCAAAAACAACTTGCCAAGGTTGACTTGGAGGTCAAGCAACGTACCTTCTAGGCGCTTGACCATGTTGGCATAACCGCCAGCCGTTCGGATTGCGTCGCCTTGTTGCTTGGCGGTGCGCTCCATGATGAAATTATACCGAAGCTGGACTTTTTCAGCTTCGGACATGTCTTTCATCTTTTTGCGAATGCCTTTGGCGGCGGCGAATGTCTCGAGCGTAGCGACGTTCATGACAACGCCGAAGCGCTGCAACGGCTCGTATGAGCCAATCAGGCCCGACCGCAGGGCGCCCAGGGTATCGGCCTCGGTTTCGTTGTTGAAACTGGCCATATCGACAGTGAGCGCCGCCAGGCTGGTCGACAGGTCGGCGGTCGCCTTATCGTTTTGAAGCGTCGGCGCGACGACCTGGCCAAGCGCCGCCGCGTAGCTACGCAATTGGTATTCGCTGCGCCCTGCGGCCTCGGCATGGGTTTTGGCCCAGTCCAGGACCGATTGCGCGTTGTCGCCGAACGCGGTCGAAACGACGTTTAACGTTTCCTCGACATCCGACGCCGCGTCAACCATGCGCTTGAAACCGAGCACAACCGCGCCAGCGCCTAGGACCAGGCCTAATTCCCTGGCCCAACCCTTGACGCGCTCAAACGATTGGTTGGCCTTGTCTTCTGTACCTTTGTCGACCTTATAGCCGATTTTGGTCAATAGCTCGCGCACTATCATTTTTTGGCCATACTCCGTTTCAGCTTCAATTGTTCGGCTTGCTCGGCCTCGATATCGTCCTGGATATCGAGGATTTCGCGCATTGCTTCGATTTCGTCAATGTCCCAATACTCTGTTACCTCCCGATAGGTTGCAATCTGACGAATCGCCAGGCTCATTGCTGGCCAGTATCGCCTGATGTGTTCAGGGACTGGGCGCCCGCTCTTAGCGCCGAAACGCCTTTGATAGCGACGCCCAGCCAGCTCGTAAAATTTCGAAAGTTGACCTCTAACGCAAACCAAAGCCATTGATACATTAGCGGCAGATTGCCTCGAAAAACGATTTCCATGGTATCCGGCAGCGGCGCTCCGTCGCAATGTGTCACGCTGGCCATGGTGCTGACCAGCTCGCGCATTTTTTCTTTGGTTATGCCTTGCATCAGCATGGCGATGCCAGACGAAATGTGCGGATTGTCGA